CAGACTCTCCGTAAAGATCTTGAAGAGAATTGACGATGCTGTCTTTGGAGAGACCCATTAGTTGTTTTGTTTAACTGAATTAATTATAGACCCCCTTAGTCTTCTTCGGGCGTTGTGGTGGTCGGTTGTTCAACTGGTTGATGATATGGACTCTCAACACTAAAAGGTTCTACAGAAGATCCCTTAGTAATCACAGGATCTTCTAACATATTAAGTCCTTCTACAGCGCCCTGAAGTTTTAAAAGTTTTTGGTTCTCTCGAACAAGAGCCGAATTCAGAGCGCCAATATTCTTCTGACAATCTTCTATCTGTCTTTCAAAATCAGCAATAAGTTCAGATGGTTTCATGAAATTACTTCAATAAAATCGGTCAATACTTTTTTATTTAGTTTCTTACTGTTGAGAGATTTCTTGAAAGCACTTTTGATCTGTGCCTTAGATGCATCTGGATTCACATAAAAAGTCGAATCATTCCGAAGAGTAGTGGTTGAGATTGCGATGCATCGATCATAAGTATCAGTCTTTATAGAGAAAGATTTTTCTTTTTTCCAGATCTTACGGCATTCAATACTCTTAGGATATTCAACATGTCGATTCAAGAAAGAAGAAAGTTCAGATGAACCAGAGATGAGACGGATACCGATAAAATTACTATTTCCAAATCTAGTCTTAAGTTGCCGCAAACACGCTGCAGTGATATCTCCAAAGTAGGAAAGACCTTCAGTAGAGTGTGTATGTCCTGTCTGACGATCACGAATATAAGAACCACCGGGAATACTAGCATGTATCATCGTGGTGTATGCATCATTGAGATCAAATCGACTGCGGCGTGTGACTGTCTTACATTTCTTAGAAGAACAGGCCTCACCGTCAGTCAAGATAACACAGTTTACTTTTTGAACACCATTCTTCTTCTGAAACTCTGGAATAATTTGATTCAGACTAATGACAGCCTCGTTCAGAGGCGTTCCAGAAAGTCCTGCTTGATCAGGAATTTGATATGAGACTCCATACGATGAACCGTAATAATAAGAAATCCTGTACAGATTCTTGATTTGACTATCAAGTTCAGAGGACCGAACTTTACTGGTCAAAATATTCACCATAGAGAAATACTTGGGAATATGAAAAGCATTCTCTACCTGATCATAATGTTCTGGTTCATAATTATCATGTTGAACTCTACATTGAGTCCAGTCATTAGTGAAAAGATATACGTCAAAGGGAATGCCAACTCTCTTACAGAACCAAACCAGAGTGATTAGTTGACATACAGTGTCATGAAGAACTCGGCCCATAGAACCAGACCAATCAAGAACAAAGATCAGTCCATGGTTTTTGCCGTCAGGAACCACAGAAATTTTCTTGAAAATATCTTCATTGAATTTATATGTGTGAAGTTTCGTGGTGTCTAGAGATCCAGTTCTGGCAGTGAGAGTTCTGCGATAACTATCAGCAGATTTTTTGCATTCAAACTCTTTGACAAGATACGAAACTTCTTTCTGGGTTGATTTTTTGAACTTGGAGTATTCCATGTCCACGGCTTCATAACACCCAGGAGCAAGTTTTTCCTGCGTATCAAAATGAAGTTTGATTTGATTAGAACACTCATTATTAGACACAATAATTTTGTCAAGGTTCATTTTTGGAACTTCGACATAACTAGACTCCAAACCGTGCCTGGAGTTTAAAGACTCTAGAGCCTTATCAAGATTGTCCTGAGTCAGAACAGAATCGATATCAGGGTGACCAGAATCCACCCCACCACCATCCATACTAGGAAGGTCATCATCACCCAGATCGCCTTCACCAGGATCACCAGGAGTGCTGTCGTCGCTACTAGGAGTGGAGGGATCACTAGAACCACCAGTGGAATCAGGAATAGAAGGACTAGGATTCTCAGAATCGGATGAAGATTCTTCGTCTTGGTTCGTAGGCTGTTCACCTCCTTCTTTAATTTTTTCTTGATGTCTTGCATTTTGACAGTAATCCCAGAGAATTTTGGACCAGTGAACAACGTCTTCAAACGTTTCGACAGATTCAACACCTTTGACGATTGATTTTTCATCCTCAGAAAATTTTACATCAATAAAATTGCCAATTTTAAAATGAATGTTGATACGATCAACTAGACTCATATTATCAACAGACTTGCCATCGAGTTCAAAAAAGTCATTTTCATGAAACTGTTGGTATCCATTGTAAAACGTCTTTCGCAAGCCAGGGAACTTGCGTTTCATCAGTTTTTCAATGCGAACATCTTCAACAACATTGATGAATGATGGATTAATATCACGACAGTTGCGGAGATCCGCCTCAGGCGTGTAGAGGGCGTGTCCGACCTCATGACCAACCAACAGATCATATACAACGTTATTCGCCTTCTCCCAGTTAGGCAGGGTCAAGATACGACTGACCACATCAAAGGAAGCGGTGCTGACGTTCTTGGTTTCCACAATTAGATTTTCCGTGGCCATCAGTCGGGCGAGAGTCCCTTTGACTTCGTGGTTAGACATAGATCAACTCGTCGGTATACAAACATAATAAGACCCCCGACGGCTGCCGGAGGTCTCTAGTGGACGGTTTATGAATTGGTTTGATCTAGAACATCAATGGTGGGGAACCACCCAATACTTTTTAAAAGAGTCACATCCGCTTGATTATCCATTCTTTCTCCTGGAGTATCCTCTCTAGTGGGAAGGTGTTCCATACCCATGGACTTGGCAAGTTCTTTTACGGAGGTGGATTTACCAGTTCCAATTGTAACAGGTCCAGTAATATGTGAAGATGCCAAATAATGAATAGCGCGACACACATCTTTGACATGAATCCAATCGCGTTTGTGATTGGTCACATATGTTGCGGTCTTGTCCTCAAGCATTCGATACATCATGTTGGGACGACTGTCGGGACCATAGACTGTGGTGAATCTCATACCAACCGAATTAGGTGGTGCCATGATTTCATTGATCCACTTTGTCATCGCATATGGATTCTCCCAATAATCCTCTTCTACTGCACTAGAAGACGCATACAGAAGTCTAGTGTTAGTTTCTCTACACCAATCAAACAACTTCTTCGTCTTCACTACATTGTTTTCATAGTAGAGTTGTGGATTTTTCAAACTTTCCCTAATGTCGGCATATGCCGCTAGGTGAATGACAAGATCATAATCTCCACCTTTGAAATCTGCAATATCATCCGGCCTATCAATACCATCTACATTGACGTACCCAAGAGTTTCTTGCCAATCAAGAAAAACATTGCGACCGATAAAACCTTTGTGACCCGTAACTAAAACTCTCATGGCACCATACTACTAAAACCTTTCACCTTATCAAATTTGATTGTCTGTTCAAATTTATCTAGCAAACTTTCTTTGTGAGATATGACAAAAATGTTTGCGTCTTTAATAACGAATCTGATGATCTTCAAAAACTCTTCTGTTCCAAGTCCATCCAATGAACTGTCAAAGACTTCATCCATAATCAAAAGATTCGTGTTTACGGAGTTCTTGAATCTAGCAACTTCTCTCCAAGTAAACAAGAGAGCCAAATCAATTCTCATTTTTTCTCCTTCCGAAAAGGAGGAGTATGAAAAATCTTCGTGGATAGGAGATTGAACTGTTTCGTTAAACTCTTCGTCAAGAGTGAAGTTAATGTAGAAATCCATCATCTGAAGATACTTATTAACCGATTGGTTGATGAGTGGTAAGTATTTCTTAATGATGCTTGTCTTTACTCCCCCGTCTTTCAGAAGACTATAAACGAACTCATACTTTGATTGGCCCTCTTTGTGTTCAGATAACTGATTAAAAGTTTTACATAGGTTGTCTTTAAATGAATTTAATTTCTCATGTTCAGAATTTCTGTTTGCAAGCTGATCGGTAATTCTTTGTATTTCCGACTCCAGATTTTGGATTTGTCGTTGGTATCCAGAAATCCTAGTATTGTTTTGAGAAATGCCATGTGTTAGGTCAATAACCTCCTTCGATAGATCGGTGAATTGACG